TCTTCCCCGGCGTTTAGCTTTTTTGAAACTTCACCATTCACACGGATCTGTTCTGCTTTTCCAAGATTCTCAACGGCAGTAGCATCCAAAAGCGGAAGAATTGGAGCCAAGTCTTTTACTGTCTTTGTTTCGTCGTTGAAGTAGCTTTGAAGCGTTGACGAGATAAGCTTCTTCTCATCAAGGCCGTACTTCGCTGCTTGAGTTTGAACGCCAATAAGCCCTGTTCGAGCACCAGATTCTCCGGCTGAAGCATTGGAAGCATTAATGCCGGCTTGAATTCGTGCCATCTCGAGCGGGTGTTGCTCTTTAGCAAACTGCGCCTGCTGCTGTGAAATCTCCTGTTGCTGCCGAAGACCTTTAAGCTGCTGAATGCCCATGATGTCCTGCAAGAACGTATCCGCAGGCGGCTTTGGAAGATCTATAATGTAGTTGTATGGATCTGGCATATTAAGCTCCCAATGCGGCTATTTTTGCGGCTCTTTCTGCTTCTTGTGATGGCATGTTCCCAAGATCTTGATACAACCCAGCCCAAGCTCTTCCTGCGCCAAGAATGCCTCCAGCTTGAGCCTGACCTCGGTTGGTAATGAAATTTCCAATGTTTGCTCCGGCCTGCTGTTCTGCGCTTGCCAATCCAGCAGTTAATGCTTGGCCTGCTCCAAAAAGATTTTGAGCAGCTCCAGAACCAAGCTGCGTTAATCCAGCAAGCTTGCTGTACTGGGATTCGAGAAGCTGATTGAGTAATGCCGGACGAAATTGCGCCAGTGCGCCTTGAAGATTACCGCCGCGAAGTCCGCCGGTAGCTGATGCGTTTTGAAGAATGCCTTGTTCGCCTTGATTTGCCAGTTCTTGAAAACGAGCCGAACTTTCAACTCCTTGAATGGCTTTTTGCTGCTCCGCAGAACCTCGAAGGCCAATAAGCCCCTGCAACCCCTGAAGCGCCTGAGATCCAGCCTGCATGTATGGTTGAATTACTCCAGGCTGTCCTGCTTCAATATATGGAGCCAAAAGTTTTCTAATTTCTTCAAGCTGATCTTTTTGTACACCTGCTGCTTCGTTTGCAGCAGAAGCCTGAGCGGCAGCAGCCCCTTTTGCTGCTTTTATTTTTTCTTTTGTAGAAAAAAAATCTCCAACTACTTTAAATGGATCTGCCATAAAACTCCTTTTGGTAATCGCTGAAAGTTTCTCCGTATAGCTTCATCACATCTCCAGAAAGCTCAGTTGCTCTTTTGACTCCGTGACATGCCTGAACAGCAATCATGCAAAGGTCATAGAAGGTAGCTCTCCAAGCAAATGATATTTCGTTAGCCTGTCCTGCACGCTCGACTGCATCACTGCCCTGCCACTTCAGAATGCTCAACGCAACTACTGGAAGCAGCGTTGTAGAGTTTGCAGCAAAGAAGGGATTCAGTGGCATCGCAACAAGCGTGTTCCAGATGCACTTGTTCAACTCCTCCCGAGAAACTTCGTCGCCATCTGCGACATCATCAAAGACCTGAGTCACCTGAAACATCATCAGCAGCCATTCGATGGCAGAAGCAGGCAACTGGAAGTGTTCTTCCAGGTTTTGCCTTAGTGATGTCAGGCGCTCATCCACTAGGTGATCTCCCTCCCGGATGCGGTTATGGTGAGCGAGGTAGCCGCGCCGGCCAGCGTCGAAATAAAGCCACCGTCTTCGAGAACTTGGCCCACCAACTCTGGGCACAGATAAGTCTCCCCAGGCACAATTGAGCGAGCTTTGACGATCAAGTTTGCCGTTCCGGCAGTACCGGCTAAAGCCACCAAATTCACGCTAAACGTCACGTTTGCTGTGTTCGTGTTTGTGACCGTGAACTTGTCGATGATGGTCTTGCAGTTCGCAGCGGTGTATTGCGTAGTCTGCGAGTTCTCGGCTTGCTTTGGCGGAATGAGATTTTTGACTGTAACAGCCATAATTAAGAGATGTTGTCTGTGACCGTAAGAATCACTGAAGGGATGGCAGGAACCGGTGAGCTTGCTGCCGAGGCAAAAATCTGGCAATGCGTGTCATCCGTACTCCACATCAACTCGAAGTAATCCCCGGAATTGACGGCAAGAACGAAGTTCCACGCGGCAACCGTTTCAGCGTTGTTGCCTTGGATTCGGATCTTAGTAGCAGAGGCCGGAATGTCAACTCCGTTTACCCGGCACCAGATATAAACCGCACCAACCCCCCCTGTGTTTTTTTCAAGTTGTGCTGAAAACTGAAAATTGTAGATTCCTTCCGTATCAAGATATACCCGGCTTGTAGGAGTGCCCACGTACACACCAAACGAAATATCGGTTGTGTTTAGTGTAATGCCGTATGCCGTGTTGATGACTGCCGCTGTCTGCGTCACCGTGCTATGAAATGCTCCATACCGCTTCCGCCGCACTTCGTTGATGACTGGTGGCGAAATGTCTACAGCCTGCGGCACACTTGAGTCAGCAGGAGCCAAAGCTAGCAACTCCACTGCATCCGCTAGTCTGGCTATAGCGGACAGTGCTTGCTGTGCCCTAGAATCGGCTCCTGCTGCGTTTATCGAGACTTCCTCGATTGCCGTCGCATTTGCGTTGATAGACGACGGAACAACATCAAAAAGCTGTTCAAAAGCTCGAATCGCACGCTGAGATGGCAGGAACTCTGCCAACTCAGTCCGAAGTAATCTACGCGGGTCGTTCATACCGCTAATGGTTCAACCCGTACCTCGAGCCGTGCAACCGCAAGCTGTGCGTCACTGGTGCCACGAAACCGCTGAGAACGCCACTGCCGCATACGGCCCTGTTGAAGCCAAGACAACCGTTTGTTGCGCTGGCCGGTGACGCCGGCTTTGCAGACCTTCTCCTGGCTCCACGTAACGCCATCGACCGTGTACGAAGTCCAGATGCTTGGGTCCGAGCCAAAGATTGCGTTCCCTGTAAGAGCAACCAGCTCCAGTTCGTGAAAAATCAAGCCACGACTTTCATTGTACAGGATCATCGTCTCAAAGTCCCAACCCGTAATCTCGCCCCAATGGGAAGAGAGCGTATCGGTCAGATACCCAAACTTGCTGCTTTGCGTGTCTCCCACAATCCACCGATTGTAAATCCAGATGAAATTCTGCGCTCGATATTGGCGCTTATCTACGATGCTGCTGGTCAGCGTAAACCACACCGGCGTGCCGGCCTTGGCTGTCCCTGAGCCGTCAAACGCCAGCGTCTGGTCGGGCAAATGGATGTACAGGTGCCGAAAATCTTTATCGACTCGAGACTCCACATGCACCTTGGAAAGCTCTTCCTCGGTGTACTCGGCAAGAATCTGGTCCACTTCCCTTGTGGAAAGCTTTTCAGCAATGCCACCGCTAATCATCCACACCGCCACCGATTCATTCCGGCCACCACCAAGAAATACAATCGTGTCCATGAATAACGCACAGGCATTTGTCCCCACGACTCCGCGTTGCACCTGAGCACCTTCGACACGCTGAAACGGAAACAAACTCCCCCCAACGTTGTTGAACACTTCAATCGTGTTCCGGTTAAGAGCGTAGACCTCGTTCTTAACTTTCATCAACGCCACAACGGGATCGGGATCGGCTTCAGATGAGCCGTACTTAAGAGGGTTGACGCTGAACGGGTCATTCAACTCGGTGACTACCAAGTACGTGCCGTCAGTGGTCATAAAGTACCCATCGACCCACACAAAATCAATGACCGTTCCCAAGTCGAGATCCGTGATCTGCTGAAGCCCAGTGCTGGGTTTGTACAGAAACAGTTTGCCTCTGGAAGCTACCGCAAGGTAATCGAACGAGTAGTCAAAGGTAACCTGCCCAGTTCCGCCCACGGTTCCAATCTCGGTAACCACATTGGTGCTCGAGATGGAAACCAGCTTTGTCCCCATGACACGGTAAAGAAGACCGTTCCAGTTGATAGCTCCTCGGTCTACTCCCGGCCCAGTTCCAAGCTGTATAATCCCGTCTCCGGGGCGAAAATACCCTTCAGAGATACCTTGTTTCTGAATAATCGGCACCATGTTGCGGGGGTACTCCACTCGGAAGTCCCCAATCCCATTGGTGTAGATGCCGTTCAGAATTGGGATCTGCATTTTTACGCTTCAGGTTGAGTCGTTGGCGCAATCCACTCACCGCCAATAAATGACCAGCCAATACCAGCGTAAGGATTAGTCAACTCCTGCACATAACACCCTTGAGGCGGAGCCCATGAAACAACTCCATCCCAAATGGTGACATTTTCGACGATGTTAGTTTCTGAATTAATGACTGCGTAGTTCATGCTTAGAAATAGGTTGTGATAATTGCAAGTCCGTTTGCCCCAGCAGCTCCAGCCCCAGATGTAGTGCCGCTTATTGTTGCTCCACCACCTCCGCCTCCGCCTGCCGGGAACCCACCTGCTCCACCATCGCCTCCAGAAGTTGTTGTGCTAGCGCCACCACCACCACCACCAGACCCAACAATAAAGATACCCGTAGTGGCTAAACTATTTGTGTAACCAACTGCTCCGGCAACGCCTGTAGCTGCGCCTCCTAGCCCTCCAGCTTGATTTAATATTTGTGCTCTGCCTCCATCTCCGCCAGCAAAAGGGGCATCTGTAATTGATAGTCCTCCACCTGCACCACCTCCTGCGCCACCAAAATCGGCAACGCTAGTTGACACATTTGGCGCACCTTTCCCTGCGGCGGCGGTTATTGAACTATTCCCCCCACTGTTTGCGGCCATGATTCCAGGCCCACCTGAACCTCCGGTAGAACTTCCTCCTGCTCCTAAGCCTCCGCCCAAACATGTGAACAAATTAAAAATAGAATCGCCTCCCTTTGTTCCAGCTGTTCCATTCCCAGTCACAGTTGCCCCTGCGCCACCTGCGCCACCTGCTCCAATTGTAACAGATTCAGATGCGCTTAGCGCGGACGCCGGAATAGTTATATTGAGATAACTTCCACCACCACCTGCTCCTCCACCACTTCGAGCAACCAATGTTCCTGAGTCCTTGCGTCCCCCGCCTCCTCCTCCACCTGCTCCAAAAAGCTGAATGTTTACACTTTTTGCCCCGGCAGGCTTTGTCCAAGTTCCATTAGTTGAAAATATCTGAACATCTGAAAACGTTGCTGCGCTCAGATTGGTACGAGCTGTTGCTGCGTCCATTGCGCCTGTGCCGCCACTAGCAACAGCCAAGGTGGCGCTCAACCCTGCCGCCGTGCCGGTTGTGTTTTGATTTAGGGTGGCAATCTGTGACGTGTAAATCTGGCCGCTTGCGTTGAGTTGCGGCACAAAGCTTGCCACCTGACCGGTCGTCAAACAGCCAAGCTGAGACGATGTCAGCCCTGACAGTGACGTGGTCGTCAGCGCCGTTACGCGGCCTTTGGTGTCAACCGTAATCGTCGGAACAATTGTGCTGCTGCCAATAGCAGTCACTGGCAGTCCGGCAACAGTAGCAAGCTGAGTCGTTGAAAGAAACCCTGCCGCAGTCAATTGCGGTACCAGATTTGCGGTTGCAGCAGTTGTCAAACATGCAAGCTGCGTGGTGGTAAGAGCCGCGACTTGGTTGCTCGTCAATGTGCCTATCTGCGTCAGCGACAACAACCCGGAGGTCGTCAACTGCGGCACTCCACTTGCAGTCGCAGCGGTCGTCAGTTGACTCGTTGCTACAGCCCCCAGAGATGTCAATGCCGCCAATTGGCTTGTTGCTCCTGTGCCACCGTTGGCGATTGCAACAGTGCCAGTAACATTTGCTGCGGTGCCGGTTGTGTTTTGGTTTAGAGTCGGGAAGTCCGAGGCAATTGCAATTGTTAGCGCCCCGGTGGTTGCTGTGCTCTTGATAATGCCAGTGCCTAAAGCAGCAGTCCCAGCCGAGTAATCTGTGCCAGCAACT